TGCGGAACTGGCTGGCATCTTTGGAGCGTTCTTCCTGTGGAAACAGTCGCTCACGTACTGCCTGCGAACGCTCGTTGGTGACGCGCTCGTCTTGAGAGCTGTTTTCGTTGAAACATCGCTCCAGGATGGCAGTGCGAACTGCTGAATAGTGCTTGTCACGACCAGCAGCACCGAATTCGATGCGTGGCGCGGTGTGTGTTTCCACTTCGTGCTTTTTGCGCTCTTCGATGATTGCCGCACGGACGGCATCTTTGGATTCCAGAGCATAAAAGCGAGCCTTGTCGGTCACTTCCACGCCTGCCAATTCGAGCATCGAGTCCACATCCTGACGGAATGCAGCACGCTGTTTTTCCTGCTCAGCCAGTGCCCCCGTGATGCCGTCTGCGATCATGCGTTGCACCACTTGTGGCGACAAATGACCGGAAAGTGACTCACCATCAGTCCCAGCGAAACGCTGCTTTGGCACTTCCTGCTGTTTGGGCTCCTCTTTGGGTGCCAGTGCTGAGCGGTTTTCGACAAGCCAGTCTTGAGCGGCTGCATCGTCCAAGTCTTCTGGCATTCCTGCTTCGATGAGCAACGCCCGGAGTTGTTCGTTCATGACGAACCCTTTCGTATCAACGGGCAATGTGGACGGGTCAAAGCCACGCAGCTTTGCCATCTCATCAGCCCCAATAGGAGTTAAAGAGACTTCCAACAGTCGCCACTTGGTGACGACATTCACCGGGCCGGTAAACTCCCGGCCGCGAATTGTTTTCGTTTTGCCTGGCTCCACGTACTGGACGCGGAGAATGCGATAACCAACGCTCACATCGGTGGCATGGCCTTCGCGGACAAGATCCCACTCGTCTTCTGCTCGACTGGCAAAGGCCAGTGTGCCTTTGACTGTGTTGCCATCCACTTCGACATTGCGAACGCTGCCGAGCTGGTTGCGCGTGGTGCGTGGATGGTGCGAATCGAGCATCGGCACCTGACGCGATGGATCAACTTGCATGCCATCGGATAACAACACCTCAGGCACGATTTCCCAACGCTCCCAGTCCATCATTTCGACTGGGTTCTCTGTGGAAATGGTGGCATCAACAGAGCGTGTTTCGTCGTTGATGCTGGCCGCACGCGTCATGTGCGTCAATTCGCGATACTGCACCGCGTTTGGGTCTTTTCGTCGCTGATTTCGGCGTTTTTTCACGCTCATGAGTACGCCTCCAGCACTTCGAGCATGCGATTTTCTGCCGTTTCAGGATCGTTGGAGCTATCGGAATTGGCACCATCAACGGTGACAGACGGCGTGAAATCGATCCCCAACGCAGCCAGTTTCATTAACCGCTTGTATTCATCATCCACAGTCAGCGAATCGATGTAGTCGAAGTAATCCTGATTGAGTTGCAGCAACTCGTAGGCGTCTCGCCCCACCTTGGCCGCTTCAATCTGAGTCACAGACTGACCATTGCGGCATGCCAGCCGGGATGCCATGCGGTCGTCTTTTTCGTTAATCGATTTCTGGACTGGTCCCTGCCAATGACAGGCAATCAGCTCGTGCTTTCGGCGTCGGTATTCCACTTCTGTGATAATTCCATCGAACTCTCCAAACGCAATGGCCATCTCGATAACGGCCGTGTAGATCGGCTGGTAGAATGAGCATGACCACCACTGCTGTAGTGCTTCGATTTCTGGCCAGAGTTCGTTGTCGGCAGATTTCTCTGATGCGAACGATGAACGGCGAAAGTCTCCCGTCAGTGCCGAGCCCTTCACGCCTGGCACGCCTGTTGCCACTTGCCTGAGGAGCTGTTGCACAAACTCTGTAGCGTCGGTGTTTGGACGCTTTGGATCAAACATCTCCAACGCACCAGACTGACCGAGATTGACAATCATTCCAGGTCGTAAACGGCTGATTGTGTTGCCGTCTGTGTCGGTGGTGCCGCCGTTTGTCTTCTGCATACCGATATTCGGCGTTTGCATCCCCTTAATGCCCATGACGACACATGAAGCCATCACAGCGGCTTTAAGTTCGTTGTAGGTGTAGTCGCTGACATCGCGGGCCGGGTCGAGAACAGGTGCAAACCATGACACGCCAACGCACTGGTCAACATCGTCAGTCACAAACACATGGCCGATCTGATTGACTGGCACACGCTTGGAATCGGTCGAGTGATTTCTCCAGTCTGCGCGGTGGTAGTCCCGCAAGTGATAGGCAACCACTTCGCCAGTTGCTTCGCTGACTTCGACACCCTTCCAAACTGCGTTGTTGCCGTACGAATCGAGTGATTCATCCAGTCGATCTGCGTCAATGAGCTGGCAGGCAAGCGGAACCACACCGCCACGACGTTGCATCTGTTGGCGTGAGAGTGTGCGCAGTCTATTCAGGCTGTTCCCCTGACGAATAACGCTTGCGAGTGCTGTTTTGGCCTGATCGGTGAAGTGGTCACCACCCTGTCCAGGCAAGCCGCGAATGTCGCTGCGTTCAATGAATCGCTGCCAAACCGTCTGACATTTCTTGCGGAAATCGCCAAACGGCTTTCCATCTCCGTCAACAGCTTGCGGAATCGGCCTCATTCCTGTGCCGATCACCTTTGTCTGCAACTGCCTGACGATTTTGCGGGCGTTGGGGTTGTTGCGCCACAAGTCGAACGCGTTTGATGAGAGATTATCCAGCGTTGACGCCGGGATTGCGTTTTCGTTCTGGTTGGCAAACAGCTTGTTGAGAATCGAAACTTTGGCGGCTTCGTATCCGTTGACTGATGACCCCATCAACTTTTCAATGGAGTCCAGCGATGCACGAATCCAGCGTTTTGCTGTGGCAATCATCGCTCATACACCCCCTGAAACGCGGGAGCGGCTGCCATATTGACCTCGTCAACTAGCTCTTTTTCCATCTGCCGCAATGCAGCGAGATTGGCCATCGTCTTGCTGTTTCCGCCAGACGTGGAGTAAGCCTGAGCAGTCAGGCACGCATCAATGGCGGCGCGAACAGCAGTCAGACGATCAGATGCAGAGCTTCCGTAAGCCATGGAAGCATTCTGCGGCTCTGGTTATGTGATGTCGTTACCAGATTTACCAGACTTTATGTGTCATCGCGCGTTCTCACTACCGTTTCCCTGTGACGAATCACAGTCTCCACCTTGCGGACCTCGACAGACCACGTGTGCCCGCACTGCTGACACTTATAGTACGAAATCGGGTCGCGTGAGTGATAGGCGTTTCCAACACCACCATTTGGACCACAAATCGGACAAACGCGGTGTGGCTCTACCTGCTTGGGTGCCTCTGTGGCTTGCGGCTTGGCTGGCAGTCTATTCTTCCGTGACATTAAAACCTCGAATCAAAATGGGCATCACCAGAGTTGAGCACCAACGGCGCCTGTGGCTTGCTCGCGAGGTGATGCTGTTCGCGAACATACGACCGCCCAACCAGATGCAAGACCTCGCAGTCAAACTGGTGGTTGTCTCGGTGGACCTTGAACCACGTTTCCTTGACGCTTCCATTGCGTGTGAGTTCGCGTCTGAATTCCTCAGCTAGCAACTGCTTCGCGAATTCGTTGTGCTCACGTGGATCGGTGCCAAACAGGCTGCAGAACTGCTGATTGCCTGGCTTCACCATCCAGCGCGCATGCACGCGATGCTTCCACCAGTCTGGGTTAAAGTTCACGACACCGCGAACGGGATCGTAGTACCACTGATCCTGGCTGTGCTCCGGTGGAATCTTTGTTTTCTTTTGCTCATCGCTGTATGGGTGGGCGTAACGTGGAACCCCACGCGACGGCAGCCACAGACCACGACCTTCAAAGGCCAGTGCGGTCTCAATCACCCAATCAGGCCAGTTTCCACAGTCGACCAGACCAATTGCAATTTCGTAATCGTCATCGAGACGCTGCAGAAGTTCTCGCAATCCCGATTTGATGGCCGTTTCTTCACCTACAACATCTGGCATGGGTGTCTCATGAAACCCATAGTCAGCGCGATGTGATTGCCCGTGGATGTGAGCACAGACTGACCATGAGTGAAAACGCAGTCCAATGTCGATCGATGCTGTGATGCATTGCGTGTCAGGTGGGATGTCACCCTGATTTGCACCCGTGACACGGCCCCTGTAGTTGTTGTCGGAACCCCGAATGATTCCGGCTGTGAGTTCTGTTTTTTCAACGTTCTCGACCTTGGCCGGAATCGCCCACACCTGCTGCTTGACGGCAATTTCAGCCGTCTCGGGATCTTCGGAGTTTGCCGCCCTCCATTCTTTGACGGCAATGTATTCTGTGGAGCACAGCAGGTTCTGAAAGGCACTCCAGCGAAAGCCAAACTTGCGAGTCCGTGGCGGTGCACCAACAATCTCGCCCTCTGGGGTGATCTCCTGACCCTTGTGCAGCAGCTTTGCGTCCGCATTCATCTCGATGCGGTCTTGCTCGCTGTAGTGAATTCCACACTCAGGACAAATGAAGCACGCTTTATCAGCCGCTTCAATCTCATCGGCAGCATCTTGCCAGCCGACGAGGTGTTCCCTTTCTGGGGAGACCCATTGACCACACGAGCGGCACTGGTGAACGATCTTGGAGCATGTGCTGGACTGATATTCCGCCCAAATAAACGCGTCCTCAGTGGTGTTTGTGCACTCAAAAAAGATCAACGCTTCATCAGCATAGGCGTTGGTACGGGCCTCCAGCTGTTGAATCTTGGACTGCCCCTCCTGTGATGAATCTGCGACCACATCGAATTTGTTTGCTTCTGTAACTGCCAACACTTTTGTCGTGGCACCAGCTCGCTGATTATCACCACCGCCACCACCCATAAATGTCAGCGTTGCACCGTTGCCGAATTTGACTTCTTGCACACGAGCACCATCCTTGGAGCCCTGACCCTTTGTGGGCAGAAGATGCGCATACGAACTGCTTGCAATGGCAGGCTTGATATCTTTTGACCACTTAGCACCAGCCATATTGGAGTCGGGCACACCAACAATGACATCTTCCTGCAGCTCGAACAGGTAGTACATCACGATCATCACAAACGCATGGAACGATTTGCCCGACTGCGTGGGACCATTGACGATGTGGCGATTCCACTTGCCAAGCTCGGACAGCAAAAGCCGTGAATAAGGCAACCGACTGGCATCAAAGTTGTATCCACGGTAGGGGCCTGATGGCAGAACAACTTCCGACTCGGCCCAGTCGATGATTGGCCTCAGTTCACGTGGCTTGCAAGCCTCGAGAAATCGCGAAAGCGTCTTGTGTTCAGTTGTCTTCTGCGCTGCTGGAGAGATCAATCGTACCTCCATCAAGTTCAAATTCGAGGCGCTCAAGTGCCTTACGAATAGGAGAGCAAGCACCAGGGCCATGCTTTGTTTCCACAGTCTCAATTGCACTACGAATGCTCACTGCAAAATCATTCACCAGAAACTGTTCAACAATCGCAACATCAATCAGCGAATCATTACGCTCGGCAATCTTGAAATCAGCCAGCTTGTTTTTTCGCTGCAATTCCTCGATACGCTCTTTGATGAGCCGAGCCCGCAAGTCTTCATCTTCAATTGATCCAAGTAACGCGTCATCACTGTTGTCGCCTCCCCACTTGTTCTCCCTGGCCCATAACACCATTTCTGAAATCACATAGTTGCCCTTCTCACCCGGGCATCCCTCTGCAATCCAGTCAATGAATGTACGTCGGTTAACACCCAGCGATGCGGCTGCGGCTGTCTGCGTGGTAGCCACAAGGCTCTTAGTCATTGTGTGGTGGTTGGTGCAAAACGAAAAACGTTGTTACCGACAAAATATTCGCGAGGCATAGCAT